ATTAAAGATGGAAAAATTAAAGGAATGACTTTTGAACAACTAGGAAGCACAAGAGATCCTATTAATGACTTTAGAAAAATTTATGGAGAAGATGCATTAGAACAATTAAATACTTTAACAGATGATTTTTCTCAAATGAGAACTCCAGAGGAAGCTGCAAATTTTGCAAAAACAAGATTTAAATTTGAACCACGTACAAGTGATCTACCTGAAACTACAACTATTGAAGAAGCTAAAAAAGCAGAACAAGAATTTGGAATTAATGAACCAGCTAAGGTGAAAGACTTTAAAGCAGAAGCTACTAAGAGAACAAGTATAGATGATTTAATAGATGAGTATAATGCAAATCAAGATAGATTATTATTAACAGATGATGAAGGTGGAACTTTAATTACTTATCCTGAATATAATAGATTAAAAGATAGGAATGATGAGATTGCAAAAGCATTAGAAGAAAAAGGAATTAAATCAACACCTGAAGTAGAAGAAGTACCAGAAGGAATAGTTATTCCATTTAAAAAGAAACCACCAGAAGAATTTGCTGAAGGTGGAATTACTAGAACAAAATTTGCAAGTGGTGGAAAAGGTAAAAAAGTTTTAGATATAATTAAAAATGCAAATAAAAAACTTAAAGGTAAAAAATCTATGGAAACTGTTAACCCTAAAACAGGTGAAGTTACGGTTCCAGATGAATTTATAACAACAGCAGAAAAACAAACTAAAGAATTTACAGATGATGAAATGATAGATTATATTAAAAAATATAAAGAAGAAGGACCAACGCTTGAAGAATTTACAAAAAGAATTAATGAAGAAACAGGTTCTAATTTTACTCCTGAACAACTTGCACATGCTTATAGAATTAAAGTTGCTTATCCACATTCTACTCCAATTGTAGATAGTCAAGGAAAGTTTATTGGGGGAGGTTTATATAATCCACCTTTAGACGTTAGTATATCTGATAGAGATACATTAACAAAAAGTATTGTGCAAACTAGAAAAGCAAAAGGTTTAAGTGTTCCTAAAAAATATCAAGAAGAATTAAAATCAGCAGAAGTAGTAGAAACACCTGAAACATTACCAAAAGCAGGAGAAGGAAGATTTACAAAGCAACATGTGCTAGAGAGAATTATGCAAAGTACAATTGATGCAAATCCAACAGATGAATATGTACAAAAAACATTTCCAAATTTTATAAAAGAAATAAGAGCAAACCCTGAACTTGCTAATAATGAAAATGTTTGGAAAACATTTACTCAAGATTTTCCTGAAAATAAAAAACTTGTAGTTTATGGAGATGATACTGTAGATTTTTTTACAAAAGGAGAAAATTTACCAGAAGGAATGAAACAAACACAAGAATTATCTAACACTTATGGAATTAGTATGGAAGAAGCCATGAGAATAAAACAAATGGAACCAGAAGATCAAGTTATGGAAATTAAAAAATTAGAAGTTTTAAAAAGCAGAAATCAAAATGCTGAAGGTGGATTAAATTACTTAATGGGATTTTAAATGGGCATCGGTTCATATAAAGAAGCAGAAAGATATCGTATGCGTACGAATAAAAATTTAACAAGAACTTTTTATTTAGACACAAAACGAACTTTAGACGAAGAACCTTTTGCCTGGGAACAGTCTCAAGATGCAGGCATCATGCAGCCGGGAATTACTGATCCACAGTTTAGACAGTTAGAATTAGCTGAAGGAGGGAGTGTTGATAGGCAGGAATTTGGTAATGGTGGAAGACCTGCGATAGGTATTGCTTATGAAAGACCTGATGTATTAAAAATAATAAAAGAAAAATTAAAAAATTCTGTAGAAAAAAAAGAAGGTTTTAAAGTTGTAAATTGGAATGAAAAAACAACTCATCCAATGTTAATAAAAGAATTTAAAAAAAATAATATAAAATTAAATAACAGAGAATTTATAAATAAAGCAATTACTAAAGTCTTTGAAGAAAATAATTGGATAGATCCTGTTCAATATAGAAGAGAAATGGTTGTTGATAGTTTTATGAAACATTTAGACACTGTAGGTGAATTTGATGGTGAAGAAAAACTAGCAAAAGAATTAAAACCTTTTTTAGGAGAACCAGCTACTAAAAATAAACCATCAAAATTATATGAAACTATAAATAGAGATTTTAAAGATTGGAGAGCAGGTAAATTTGAAGTTAGCACAGTAGATAGAAATGCGTTAGATAAAAATGCATTAACTGAAATAAAAAATTGGATGCCAAGAACTACAAATATAAGGTCTGTTCAAAGAAAAGAACAATTAGAATTTTTAAATAATTTAAATGATAAAAATATTCCTTTAGATAATGCTAAAAATCAGTTTGTTAAAAAATTTTCAAATTTAGAAAATCCATTACAAACTTTTAACCAAAGGGTAGGTCAATTAAATGTTTTAAAGTTAGAAGGAAAACTACCATCTAATAAAGATGCTACTCAATTTAAAACTTATAAAAATATAGAAGTTGGAGAAAGAGCCCCATGGTTAAAAGCAGGACTTACAGATCTTTTTGCAGGAAACTATTCTAAAACAATACAAGCAGCAGATATATTAAATGCTGAAGGAAAAACAAAAGAAGCTCAAAGATTATATGCTGCAGCTGAAAAATTTTTTAGTCCTAACGATGGTATTTTTAGAAAAGCAGGAGGACAAGCAGAACATCCTTTTTCAAGAAAATATGGAGGAACCTCTGATCAACAATTAAAAGTTAATAGTTTAATACAAGGAGATTTAAATTCGTTTAAAAAAACTAATTTTGATGACCCTGTAAATCAAGCAATTGAAAAATATAATATTTCAACAGATGAAAAAGTTAAAAAATCTTTACAAAAAGAAATTGAATTAAGAAAACAATTTATGAATTATATTACAGGTTCAAAAGAATTTGGTGGAATAGTAGATCCGGTAGAATTTGAATTTACTCCTAATGAAGTAAAAGTAAAAACAAATGTTAAACCAATAGATAAAATAAAAAACTTCGATGTTGATGTATTTAAACAAAGAGGAGAAGCTTATGGTAAAACAGCAAGTGAAATAGGAAAAGATTTAGGGTTATTAACTAAAGAAGGAGAAATAGCTAATAAAAAAATAGGATTAAAAAAATTAGAAAACATATTAAATGTTACACCTGAAGAAGAAACAGCAGTTAAAAATGTATTTAACAGATTAAACACTGGAGTAGATCCTTCTCAAATGAGTGAACTAGCTCAACAAGTATATTCTAAAGAAATAAACACTGTTAAAAATTTAGTTGATAGAATTCCAAAACCTATTAAAGTCGCAGGAAAATTTTTTACATTTGGAGATATTGCTTTAGAAACAATTATGGCTCTTCCAAGAATAGCTTCTGGAGATTTTGAAGGTGCAAAAAGAGAATCTTTATTAGGACTATTTGGCTATGGTAAAAGTTTGGAGGAAGAATTATTAAAAGTAGCTAAAGATCCAAAGACAACAGATATAGGATTAAAAAATCTTTCGTATATCCCTGAACTTAAAGGGCTAATGCAAGAAAAAAAAGATTTAGAAGAAAAATTATTTAAAGATACTACTTATGATGAAGGATCATCTATTGCATATCAAGATTTAATGACAGTAAATTCTAGAATAAAAGAATTACAAGATTATTTAAGTAAAAATGAATACCTTGAAAAAAATAGAGATGCAGTTTTACAAGCAATTCCAATTTTAGCTAAAGAGATAACAGATAGAAATATTGCATCAAAATTAGGTATAAAACCTGCGCAAGGAATAACTCCTCTTCAAAGACTAGGATTCAAAGATATACAACAAAAAATTGCATACGATATAGCAGAAGAATTAGATTTATTTAACAAAATGGAAATAGAAGACATTGAAAAAGTACTTGGAAAAAAAATAAAAGCTGGTGAACCTTTGACAGAATTACCACAAGATGTTGAAACACCAGTAGCTGAAACACCGGTTGAAACACAAAATGAAACACCAGCTGTAAAAATACCATTTATTGGAAATGAAAGAGTAGAACTTAAAAAAGGAGGAATGTCTAAAAGAGGGTTTTTAAAATTATTAGGAGGAACAGCAGCCACAGGAGCAATAGCACCTGACTTAATAAAAGCTATAAAAGGTGGAAAGAAAGCAACTCAAGCTGGAAGGGTTGCATCTAAAATAAAATTAGAACCAGCAGAAGGAATGTATCCTTGGTTTCCAAAACTTGTTGAAAAAGTAAAAGAAATGGGAAAACCTTTTGAAGAAAAAAATTTAATAATGGAACCATCTTATAAAAATGATCCTAGACCTTTTGGAAGTAGATTACCAACAGGGGAAGAAAAATTAACTAAACATGTAGATGGTGATACAACTTTTATTTTAAGAGAATATCCTGATGGAAGATTAGCTGTTGATATTGATTCACCTAGAAATCAAGAATCATTTGGTCAGCCTGTAAGTTTGTATTATAGACCTAAAATGGAAATTCAAAATTATAAAGGTGAGAAAAAAATAGAACCAGCAGAATTTAAAGTTCTTGAACCAGAACCTACACTATTTGCAAACGGTCCGGATGATGTAGATATTACGTTTACAGAAGTTCCTAAAAATCCAAAACGAAATACTGTTTTTGGAGATATAGAAGCTGCTGAAAGATTTGCAACAGGTAATATTAAAAATAGAAAAATTATACCTGTTAAACAATCTTTAAGAAATGAAATGTCAGACGATCCTTCAACTTTTATTATGAGACAATCAGGGGAACTTGGTTCAAAAGCACAACCAGAAGAAATTATTAAATCTAGTGAAGATATATTTAAATTACCAGAATGATTAAACCTAAGAGATTAACATTAACAATACCTCCTAAAAGAGGACCAAACCCACAAGGCTTGAATATTAGTTATAATACTGTTAGAACATCTAATCCGGAGAAAACAATAAATGGCAGAAATAGACAAAGGGTTAATCCCAAACATAGGTAGTTCTTTAACTCCTGAACAGGAGATAGAACAAGTTGTATCTGAAACTGAAACAGTTTCATCTAGCCCTACAGAACTTACAGAAAATGAAGATGGTAGTGTTGATATAAACTTTGATCCAAAAGCAAAAATGGAAGGAGAAGCTTTAGAGCATGGAGCTAACCTTGCAGAATTTATAGATGAGAATGATCTTAATTTACTTGGAACAGAACTTGGTCAAAATTACGAAGATTATAAAAGTTCAAGAAAAGATTGGGAACAAGCTTATACACAAGGGTTAGATTTATTAGGATTTAAATACGAGCAAAGAACAGAACCATTTCAAGGTGCATCAGGTGCAACACATCCAGTTCTTGCAGAAGCAGTTACACAATTTCAAGCATTAGCTTATAAAGAATTATTACCAGCAGAAGGACCAGTTAGAACTCAAGTTATTGGAGCATCAACTCCAGATACAGAACAACAAGCTGAAAGAGTTAAAGAATTTATGAACTATCAAATTATGGATGTCATGAAAGAATATGAACCAGAGTTTGATCAAATGTTATTTTATTTACCATTATCAGGATCTACATTTAAAAAAGTTTATTACGAAGAAACATTAGGAAGAGCAGTTTCTCAATTTATTCCAGCGGAAGATTTAGTTGTTCCTTATTCAGCAACATCATTAGAAGATGCTGAAGCAATTATTCATGTATTAAGAGTATCGGCAAATGATTTAAGAAAACAACAAGTAAATGGTTTTTATAGAGACATAGAATTATTACCTGCTGATGATGGCACAAGTACAAATGATATTAAAGATAAAGAAAAACAATTAGAAGGAATTACAAAAAGTGAATATAGCGATGAGGTTTTTACATTATTAGAATGTCATGTTAATTTAGATTTAGAAGGTTTTGAAGATAAAGATCAAGATGGTGAGCCCACAGGTATTAAACTTCCTTACATTGTAACTCTTGAAGAAGGATCTAAAGAAGTTTTATCCGTTAAAAGAAATTGGGATGCTCAAGATGCTAAAAAAGAAAAGAAACAATATTTTGTTCACTTTAAATTTTTACCAGGATTCGGTTTCTATGGATTTGGTTTAATTCAAATGATTGGTGGTTTATCTAGAACTGCTACATCAGCATTAAGACAGTTATTAGATGCAGGAACATTATCTAATTTACCAGCAGGATTTAAACAAAGAGGAATTAGAATTAGAGATGATGCTCAATCTATTCAACCAGGTGAATGGAGAGATGTAGATGCTCCAAGTGGTAATTTAAGAGATTCTTTTATGACATTACCTTATAAAGAACCTTCTCAAACTTTACTTGCTCTTATGGGTGTCGTAGTTCAAGCAGGTCAACGTTTTGCTTCTACTACAGATTTAGCTGTTGGGGATGGAAATCAACAAGCAGCAGTAGGAACAACCGTAGCTTTATTAGAAAGAGGAAGTAGAACGATGTCAGCGATTCACAAAAGAATTTATGCATCAATGAAACAAGAATTTAAATTATTAGCAAAAGTTTTTGCTTTATACTTACCTCCAGAGTATCCTTATAATGTTGTTGGTGGAGAGAGAACAATTAAACAAACAGATTTTGATGATAAAGTAGATATCATTCCAGTTGCTGATCCAAATATATTTTCACAAACACAAAGAATATCTATGGCACAAACAGAATTACAATTAGCAATGTCTAATCCACAAATTCATAACATGTATGAAGTATATAGATCCATGTATGAAGCATTAGGTATAAAAGACATTGATAAAATTTTAAATAAACCACAACCACCACAACCAAAGGATCCTGCTTTAGAACATATTGCGGCTTTAGCAGGACAACCGTTCCAAGCATTTCCGGGACAAGATCATAGAGCTCACATTACTGCACATTTAAGTTTTATGTCTACTAATATGGCAAGAAATGCTCCACCATTAATGGCAGCATTAGAAAAAAATATTTTTGAACATATTTCGGTTATGTCACAAGAACAAACTGAAATTGAATTTAGAAATGAAATGCAACAGTTACAACAAATGGGTCAACAGATACAACAAATGGGACAACAGAACCCACAAATTGCACAACAAATGCAAATTCAAGCAAAAATGCTTGGAGAAAAAATTGAAGCTAGAAAAGCACAGCTAATTGCAGAAGCAATGGAAGAGTTTTTAAAAGAAGAACAACAAATTACTTCAATGTTATCCACTGATCCTATTGCAATGTTAAGATCTAGAGAATTAGACCTTAGAGCACAAGAAAATTACAGAAAAGAAGTAGAAGGTAAGGACAGAATCAATCTTGATAAGATGAAAACGATGATGAATCAGTCAACTCAAGATGATAAACTTAAACAAAACGAAGATTTAGCTAAATTAAGAGCAAATACTTCAATAGAAAAGACTATTTTATCAGCTAAATTAAAAGATCAGCAAAAATAAGTTTTAAAAACACAAAAAAAGGAGTATAAAATGGCTATGAAAAAACAAAATGAAAAATTAGCAAACGCAACTAGAACTTTTACTAAAGATTCTAAAGCTAAAGTAGATGTTAACCACTCAAAATACACTGACGCACAAGGTTATCTTGTTGGCGGAGTAGATGTTGAGATGTCTAGCAACTCTGAATCTCAAACTCAAGAAGTTCAAGGTCAAGGAAGCATTCTTCCAGAAAAAAAAAGAACGGCAACTTGGTACTAAACCATGATTCAAATGTTAGGAGCTGTAGCACCTCTCGCAAAAATTCTTTTTTCAACTATTGAAAAATCAGTTCCTGATAAAGATCTACAAGAAAAATTAAAGTCACAATTACAAACTCAATTACTACAATCTAATACACAAGAATTACAAGCTGCAGCAAAAATTATTGAGGCAGAGGCCAAAGCGGGCTGGTTCGCATCGAGCTGGAGGCCCCTGTTAATGTACGTATTAATATTTATTTTGGTATGGAATTATATTCTAGGACCAGTTGTAAAAATATTCACAGGAGCTGTTATCTCCTTTGAATTGCCTGGCGATGTTTGGGGTCTTCTCCAGATAGGTTTGGGCGGTTACGTCGTGGGACGCAGTGCGGAATCAGTTGCTAGAACAATAGCCAACAAACCGGTTGCGAATAAACAACAAGAAAACGGATAGGATATAAAATGAGAAACGATTACAAAATAAGACCAAGACCAGGATTTAAAATGGGTGGTAAAGCTAAAAAAGGATTTCCTGATTTAAATAAAGATGGAAAAACAACTTACGCTGATATCATTACTGCTAGAATGTCTAAAAGCAAAAAAGGCAAAATGATGAAGGGTAAAAAATAATGGCTGGACTAGGTTGTCAAAAAAGAGGAGTTCGAATTGCTAGAGTAATGAAAGCTGAAGGAGGTGAGGCTGCGGAAGATATGTCAGCTATCCATGAAGCAATGGAACCAGAAATGGAAGAAGCAAGAGAAACTAAACTTGAAAAAGAGGGATATAAAGAAACCAAAGCTGGTAAAATGATTAAATCAGCTAAAAGAGGAGTAGAAAAAGTTTCTAAAAAAATGCAAGATCATTATAAAGAAAATGTAAAATTTGTTACACCTTCACCTAAATTAGGTGAAGTTAAAGATTTAGTTGAGGGTCTTAAAGCAGGAACAAAAAAACTTGCTACAGCTCCTTTTGATGCTGCAGAAAAAATTGTAAAAAGATTAGGTAAAGCTAAAGGTGGAATGGTTAAAAAAGGTAAAAAATAATGGCTGGATTTGGAATTCAAAAAAGAGGAACTTCTAAAATTCTTGTAAAAAGAAAAGGATTTTCAGAAGGTAGCTATCCATTAGTGGATGAAGTTCCTGAACCTAAGATGGAAAGAATGCCTTCTAATGAGGATAAAGATTATACTCCTAAAAAAGAAAGAATGCCTTCTAATGATAATAAAGATTACACTCCTAAAAAAGCAAAAATATCTTCAGATGATAATGAATATTTTACTAAAGAAACTAGAGTTGGAAAAAATCAATTTAAAGTTGAAAGAGTAAAAAAATCAGATGATGAAATTGGTTATTTAAGAGAATTAGAAAAGAAAAAATTTGATCGCAGATTAAAAAAAGCTAAAGGTGGTCAAGCTAAAGTTGGTAAAGTTATGAGAGAGTTTGGAAAAGGAAAATTACATTCTGGTAAAAAAGGTCCAGTTGTAAAATCTAGAAAACAAGCAATAGCAATAGCTCTTTCAGAAGCTGGAATGTCGAAGAAAAAATAATGGCTAAACTTTGCCCAAGAGGAAAAGCAGCAGCAAAAGCAAAATTTGACGTGTACCCGAGCGCGTACGCGAACATGTACGCGAGTGCTGTTTGTTCTGGTAAAGTAGTTCCAGGTGGACGTAAAAAGAAGATGGGTGGAGGAAGCGTTTCACAACAAAGAAAAATGGTATCTAATTATAAACAAGGTGGCGTTGCAAAAGGTTGTGGAGCAGTAATGGAAAAAAGAAGAAAAGTTACAAAAAAATATTAAAATGGCAAATGGACTTCGAAAATGGGTTCAAGAAAAATGGGTTGATATTGGATCGAAAAGAAAAGATGGTTCATATGCTCCTTGCGGAAGATCTAAAGGAGAGAAAAGAAAAGGTTATCCAAAATGTGTACCGCTTGCTAAAGCTAGATCAATGTCAGAAGGTCAAAGACGTTCAGCGGTTGCAAGAAAAAGAGCCGCAGGAAATACGGGACCTAAACCAACTAATGTTGCAACATTTGCAAAAAGAAAAAAAGCTGCTAACGGTGGCATTATAAACATGACAACTATGAGATACATATAATGGGCGATATTTCATTAAGAGGACAAGGTAGAGCAATGTTAGCATCAGGTGGAACACCTGCATGGCAACGTAAAGAAGGTAAATCTGAATCCGGTGGATTAAATAAAAAAGGTATTGCATCTTATAGAGCTGCAAATCCAGGATCAAAATTATCAATGGCAGTAACAACTAAACCCAGTAAGTTGAAAAAGGGTTCAAAATCTGCTAATAGAAGAAAGTCTTTTTGTGCTAGAATGTCTGGCATGAAGAAAAGATTGACCTCTGCTAAAACTGCACGAGATCCAAACTCAAGAATTAATAAATCACTTAGAAAGTGGAATTGTTAATATAACTAACAAAGGAGAAAGACTATGGACGCAGTAACATTCATCACTAAACTACAAAAATTCATCAAAGATTCTTACCAAAATATTGGTGATTCTATGATATCTGGAGCAGTTGACAGTATGGAGAAATACAAGTATATGCAAGGACAGGCTAATGCCTACCAAACAATAATTCAGGAAATCTCTAACCTGCTAAACGAAGGAGCTAAAAAAGATGATAAAGGAAACGTTATCGACCTCGGAAAAGGAAGTCCCAAAGATAAATCTAGGTCTTGAAGAA